TGAACCGACTCGACCCCGACGGACACCTGCGAGACCTCATCGACGAAGCCCTGCAGCGCTACCATCAGCGCAGGGATGTCGACGAGGGCAACCCCTCACCGAACCACGAAAGGCCCAGCGATGGCTGACCCGCGCAACACCCTGACCCGCTCCCAGCTCCCCGCGAAGGAAGCGCACCGCTTCGGCCTCGGCTCCGTCGCCCAGGTGGAGTCCGTCCCCAACGGGCACTGGATGTTCGGCGCGGACTGGCTGGACTCCTGCGGCTCCAACGTGCTCGTCGCCCCGAACAACTGCGACCCGCTGCTCGACCCGCAGGACCGGGTCAAGACCTGGTTCGCGCTCCAGTCCGGCGTCGGCACCGACGACTTCACCCTGTACGGATTCCATCGCTGCTCCGCCGTCGGCGACACCGTCAGTGAGCGGATGGACTACGCCACCGACGAGCTGGATCTCGGTCAGTGGTACGCGGTCGAGCGGCGCTTCATCACCGCCGTCATCGCCGAGAGCGTCTCGCCCTACCCGGCCGGCATCTCTGGTGCCACCAACGCCCTCGCCGCGCTGCTGTCCGCGTGGAACAAGCCGGTCTCTCCGATCGTGCACATGACCATCAACGTCGCCATCGCACTCGGCTCGCAGATTCAGAACAAGGGCGACCACCTCGAGCTGCGTACCGGCGAGCGCGTCGTCATCGGCTACGGCTACGACGTGGGTCTCGCCAACGCCACTGAGGGAACCATCGCCCTCACCGGCCCGGTGTTCGCCACCGTCGGTTCCACGAGTGGTCTCGGCGGGGAGACCATCGACAGGGAGAGCAACACCTACCTCGCACTCGCTGAGCGACCGTTCTCCATCGGCTACCTCTGCGACTCGACCCACGTCAACGTCAACAACGTCATTACCACCACCGCATAAGGCCAACCATCTGGAGGAGACATGCCCAAGGCACGCGGCGGCATCTGGTGCGGCTGCCCCACCTGCGGCCCGTCCCGCCTCCTCATCCCGGTCGGTCGGTACGCCGTCAAGCACTGCGGTGCATGGTGGGACACCGACCACCTCAAGCTCTACAAGGAAGGTCGCCGTGAGCGCACCGGAGGAGATCCCGGACTTCACGAAGTGGACACCGGCAGGTCAGGAGCGGGCGCTCGACGAGCTGAACCGCTCCAACCTGAACTCATGGACGCCGTTCTACTGTCCACGTAAGGGGTGCGACGGCAACCACCACCTCACCGTCGACAAGGGCGAGGTGGCCTGCGAGTCCTTCCCGGAGTCTGCTCGCCCTCCCCGGCTGCACGACTGGGCCAAGAGCGCGCTCGGGGTGTGGACCTGCCAGTACGTCCACGAGGTCACCCATGAGCGCTGCGGCGCCACCGGCACACCCGACGACAAGTGGCTGTTCCGCCACGCCCGAGCCGACCAGCACCCGCCGTCCGACAAGGACTGGCTCATCTGGCTGCTGCTCGCCGGGCGTGGCGCCGGCAAGACCCGTGCCGGGTCGGAATGGGTGCACCGGCTCGCTCTCAAGTACCCCGGCTGCCACATCGCCCTGATCTCCCCGACGCGCACCGACGTACGCGACACTCAGGTCGAGGGTGAGTCCGGCATCCTCGCCACCGCACGGCCCGGGATGGTCCCCGACTGGGAACCGTCGAAGATGCGCCTGACGTGGCCCAACGGGTCCATGGCAACCGGGTACTCCGGGGAGGAGCCGGACCGCCTGCGAGGCAAGCAGCACCACTTCGGGTGGATCGACGAGCCAGCGCACATCGACCTCATCGACGATGTCTGGTCGAACTTCATGTTCGGACTGCGCCTTGGCAAGAAGTCAGGGGTCGACCCCAAGGTCTGCCTGACGACGTCCCCGCTGCCGGTGCAGTGGCTCAAGGACATCATCGCCGAGCCGGACACCCGAGTCTCGCGCGCATCCACGTACGCGAACCTCGCCAACCTGCCGGAGATCGTCCGAACCAAGATCCTCAAGAAGTGGGAGGGCACGCGCCTGGGCCTGCAGGAGATCGAGGGGCTGCTGCTCGACGACGTCGAGGGCGCGCTGTGGACCACCGACATGCTGGAGGCTTCCCGCCACCGCATCGACAGGGATGTCGCCGCAGTGGCGAAGAAGGCGCTCGCGATGACGATGGACCGCATCAACGTCGCGGTCGACCCGGCCGGCACGTCCGGGAAGCGCTCCGACGAGACCGGCATCACCGTCCAGGGGATCAGGGACGACGAGCCGTACGTGTTCGAGGACTACTCCGGGAAGTACAGCCCCGACGAGTGGGCAGCCAAGGCCATCTACGCCTACGACTACTGGGACGCGGACGCGATCGTCGTCGAGATCACCTACGGGCGCGAGATGGTCATGCAGGTGCTCAAGGGGTACTGCGACCGGATGGGCCGGGCCATGCCCCGCATCATCCCGGTCGACTCCCGCCGCGGGAAGATGATCCGCGCCGAACCGATCGTCGCCATGTGGGAGCGCGCCCAGGCGCACATCGTCGGGGAGCTGCCCATCCTCGAGACCCAGCTCACGTCGTGGGTTCCGGGCAAGGCGTCCCCCGACCGCCTTGACGCGATGGTCCACGGGATCACCGACCTCGCCCGTGTCTCCGCCCCGGGGTCGATCGCCAGCCCCTACGATCTGCTCAGGAAGCGCCGCGAAACGGCCGGCGCGAACGGCTTCGGCATGTCACACATCTCCTACGGAAGGACATCAGCATGATCCCCACGTTCCTCGGTCTCAGCGAGTTCTGGTCGACTGCCATCACCATCCTCATCGGCATCGTCGGTGCTGCGCGCCTGACTCGGCTCATGGTCAACGACGACTTCCCGCCCGTCCTATGGTTCCGCTCGAGGTGGAACTGGTGGACCCGCGAAGGCACCCGGTTCGAGGCGTGGAACAAGCTGATGCAGTGCCCGTGGTGCTTTGGCTACTGGGCCACCCTCATCGTCTTCGGCGCCGGGTTCGCCAGTGCGTGGCACCTCGCATGGTTTCTCGTCGTCGGCTCCCTCGCGGCGTCCTACGCCGTGTCGTGGATTGTGTACCACGATGAGGGCTAGGTGCCCCTCAGTGACATCATGGTCTCGTCGATCACCGAGCAAGGGGTAGAAGATGCCGCGTACGCCTGGAACGCAGCCGACTCCGCGGTCGCCCCAGCCGGTCGGTAACGCGCTGGTCGCGGCCGGCATCTCCTACCCCGGCCTCCTCCCAAAGGGGCGCCGTCGTGCGCCCGTGCAGAAGAAGGCGTGGCAGCGCGAAGCGTGGGAGATGTTCGAGGCGGTCGGCGAGTTCGGCTTCGGCATGGTCTGGCAGTCCAACGTCTGCTCGCGCGCACGGTTCGTCGTCAAGAAGCGCAAGCCCGACGGCACCCTCGAAGCGCTGCCGCCCAGCCACAAGGGTGTCCTCGCGCTCAACGAGCTGACCGGGGGCCCGGAGGGTCAGGGCGAGTTCATCCGGATGGGCACGCTGCACCTCGGCGTCGCCGCCGAGTGCTACCTCGTGAACCGTGCACTCACCGAGGAAGACTCGCCGCTGCGCAAGATCACCGCCGGGGCCTACGTGTGGGAGGTCGTCGGCACCGAGGAGATCAACGACCAAGGTGGGGTGTGGTCGCTGAACTACGAGAACGGGCGCGTGGTCACCCTCGGCGAGAGCGACACCGTCATCCGCATCTGGATGCCGCACCCTCGCAACAGGTTCAACGCCTTCTCCCTGTCGAAGTCGGCCCTGCCGATCCTGCGCGAGATCGTCGGGTTCGACCGGCACATCTCAGCGCAGCAGGACTCGCGCCTCACCGGCAACGGGATGGTCCTGTTCCCTGCCGAGATGAACATCAAGCCGCCGCAGTCGTGGGACAGCAGCACCGACTACACCACGGCCGACATCGTCACCGCGATCTTCGTGGACGCAGCCATGGCGTCCAAGGACGTCACCGGCACCGCCGCGGATCAGGTGCCGATCACGATGTCGCCCCCCGGCGAGTTCATCGACAAGATCCGGCACATCAAGTTCTGGACCGAGTTCGACGACAAGGTCATCACCGGGCGCAACAACTCGCTCATCCGGCTCGCCACCACCATCGACCTCCCCAAGGAGGTCGTGACTGGAACCGGCGACATGAACCGCTGGGGCGCGTGGCAGGTCGAGGAATCCTCGATCAAGGTCCACATCGAGCCGAAGCTGGAGATGCTCGCCGGGCTCATCACCCGCGAGTACCTGCAGCCAGCGACGAATGACGAGACACTCGTCGTCACCGTCGACACCGCCGTGCTGCGCCTGCGGCCCAACAGGAGCAAGGAAGCGTTGGAGCTCAACGACCGAGGCATCCTGGGCGACGAAGCGACCCTGCGTGAGACGGGGTTCGACCCGGACTCTGATGGGATGTCGGAGCCCGAGTTCGAGCGCTGGCTGCTGCGCAAGATGATCTCCGCGTCGTGGTCGCCCATCCAGGCGCAGGCTGCCGCGCTCAAGCTCGGCGTCGACCTTGGCATCCCCCTGCCGCAGGACGACGCGCCACGGGAGGCCCGGCCCACCCCGTCACTGCAGGACCATCCAACACAGGAGCCGCCGGAGAAGTCCGTCTCCGACGGCACCGCGCCCCGCCCGGACGAGGTTGGGCTTGCCGCGTCCGCCACCCCGGTGTGCGCGGCCATGCTCGCGTACCGGGCGATGGAGCGCGCCGGCAACCGGCTGCGGACCTTGTCGGCGAACAAGCCCGATGCGAGCCTCGCTGCGCACTCGGTGCACACCAAGGTCAAGGTGTTCCCCGACCGGATGGAGTCGCTCCTCGAGCACGCCTGGGCCACCGCTGAGACGTTCGGGACGTCCCCGGTTGAGATCGAGCGGGCGAAGAACTACTGCCGGTTCCTGCTGACTGAGTCCGCCGCGTTCGACCTCGACGAGGCGGTCTCCTACATCCGCAACGGGCGGATGGTCTGATGGACGCCACGGGGCAGGAGGCGAAGGCGCGTGAGGCGCTGGAGCGCTCGCTGTCGCTGTCGCTGCGGTCCAAGGGGGACGACTGGTACAAGCCGACGCTGACGCGCTCGAACGCGCTCGCGGCGCGGATGTACCGGGAGATCTTCGGTGGTCGAATCCCTGCCGACACACGGGCTGCGATCACCGAGTACGTGGAGGCTGCGCTCAAGGCGACGAAGCGCGACCCGGACGGGCGGGACGCCCAGGTTGCGCGTCTCGCCCGGGGGATCGCCTCGTACCTCGCGAGCGCCGTGCTCGACTCGCAAACCCCATCGGATCAGTGGGAGAAGGTGTGGCGCTCCGAGCACGACGACAAGGTGCGCGACTCCCACGCCGCCGCTGACGGGCAGGTCGTGGACGGGGACGGCTTCTTCACCGTGGGCGGCGTCAAGATGTTCGCGCCCGGAGACCTATCCGCACCCGCTGAGGAGTGGGCTGGCTGCCGATGCCACTCGGAGTACCGACGGAGGACCGCCATGCCAGAACAGCTCGTCGCCGCCGCTGACATCGACCCGGGAGGCTTTGTCATCGTCGGTCTCCCAGCCGAGGGCGACCCCATCTACGGGGTGTCCTCCGAGCAGCCACCGCACCTCACGATGATCTACCTCTCGGTCGACTTCATCGAGCAGGCGGCGCAGATCCTTGCCGGCGAAGCGCCGAAGTACGAGCCGACCACGGTCGAGGTTACCGAGACGGGTGAGCTCGGAGACGGAGGCGCCCAGGTGGCGCACGTGAACCCACTCGGGCTGGCCGATGTGCGCGAAGTGCTGCTCACCTACGAACCGATCTTCCAAGGCGTCGAAGCCATGGAGCAGTACCCGGAGTGGACCCCTCACGTGACCCTCGGCTACCCGGAGACTCCACCCCTGTCCGGGGGCGTACCGGATACCATCACCATCGACAGGCTCGCGATCCTCGACGGGTCCGGCGCACTGCACAGCGAGTACCCACTGGGAGAAGCCATGAGCGAGACCGCAGTCGAGGAGCCGACGGAGGTCGTCGAGGACGAGGTCGACGAGTTCCCCACCTCCGGGGTCTACGAGCCGGTGCCGCTCTACGGGGTGCTCGCGCCCGAGGGCAAGCCCACCGGGGATCGCCGCGGATTCATGCCGAACTCACTGGAGTGGCTGGAGCCGCCCCTCGCTCTGCGCTGGCAGGAGCAGGACATGCCCGGCCACGACGGGTCGGTCTCCGTTGCCTCGATGGACCGCATCTGGCGAGATGAGGCCACCGGCCTGATCAAGTGGGAGGGCCTGTCTGGAGTCTCAGACGCCGCAGATCGACACGTCGCACTCATCGCCGAGAAGATCCACCGTGGCGTCTCCGTTGACCTCGACGACGCCCAGGTTGAGGCCCGCACGAAGGACGGCTCCGAACTGCAACTGCCCGAGAGCGAGGACGAGCTGGCCGAGATCGACTTCAACGACGTCGGGGAGTGGGTTACCTACGGGCGCATCCGCTCCGCCGCATCGTGTGCTATCCCGGCATTCCCTGAGGCGTTCATCGCCATCGGCACCTGGGCCGAGCACGACGCTCAGCAGGCCGCAGCGGACCAGCCCGAGGAGGACATCCCCGAGGAGCTGGTCGCGTCCGTGATCGCCGAGGCGGAGTCGGCGCTGCTCGCCTCCGGTGGATCGGTCCTGACGTTCGCCCCCGGCACTCAGGATGGGCCCGGCTGGCTGACGCATCCCGTCGACACCGACCGGCTCCGCGACTACTGGGTTCGCGGCAAGGGTGCGGCCAAGATCGGCTGGGGCGCACCTGGGGACTTCAACCGCTGCCGGGCATTCCTCGCGGAGTACATCAAGCCGATGTACCTCGCCGGGTACTGCTCGAACCGCCACAAGGACGCGCTTGGCTTCTGGCCCGGCGAGCACCGCCCCGGGAAGGCTTCCTCCGAGGTCGTGTCCTTCAACCTCGTGGCGTCGGCCAGCAAGTACGCCCCACCTCGTTCGTGGTTCGACGACCCGCAGTTCGTCGAGAAGGCGCCCATGACCGTCACCGACGTCGACCCGAAGTACGGGCTACGCCGGATCTTCGGTCACGGCGCAACGTGGGACGAGTGCCACACCGGGTTCGCCGACAGGTGCGTCTCCGCCCCGTCCAGCCCCTCGAACTACTCCCGGTTCCACCTTGGCTACGTCCAGCTCGAGGACGGCTCGACCCTGCCGACCGGCACCCTCACCATGGGCACCGGGCACGCCGACCTCAGCATGTCCGCCGCTGCGGCTGCCGCGCACTACGACAACACCGGGACCGCGTTCGCCCAGGTGCGGTGCGGGGAGGACGCCATCGGCATCTGGTATGCCGG